CAGCACAATACTGGACCTGGACCGTGGCCCCGGCTTCGAATCAAAACCAGGAACCTGTAGCGTGTGAACCCACTTCTAAAGTGGAGTTCGTAGCGTGCAGAGCGAATCTGACACTACGACGCTTTCCGGAACGAAATATAATGATTCCGGAAGGTCGAGAAATTTGACTTTCCCGACCGCCCAATCGGCGAGCTTCTCCCCGATCGGACCGATACTATCAGTCGCGACAGTATCGGCGTACGCTGAGACTAGGTTTTTGTCTAGCGCACGCTCTCTTACTTGCCAAGCCAGCACGTCATACGCGTTGGTCTTATAGGGTTCCTCGCCGTGAGCGCGAGAAACTTCCGGAGCTAGCATGTTCCGGAACAGGTAAGGTCGGTCGATGACGTCTAACGCGTCATCAACCGTAATGAAACCGTGTCGCCTTGCGATCGTTTTCTTGTCCGAGAAACGGAGGTTCTCCCAATCTCGGTCGTCGGTCATAGTTAATAACTGTAGACCAGCGTCGTCTATGCCGAGAGTTAACTCGGCGTTCGACAAAACCTCCTTAACTTGGTCTTGGACCGCGTTAGAGGAGACACCCCGCGCCCTAGCGTTTGTCGCAAAGTTTGCGAGAACGCGTCGGACGAGCACGGGAGCCTTGCCACCAAGAACGTCTTGGATGGCTTGGCGATGATTATTCGAGAGAGACTCGAATATGCGGGCCAGCTCAGCTTCTGAGCGATGGAACGCGGGAGAACCAATACCTCCCAGTTTCACTGGAAGGTAGCGGATCGCAAGCGAGGGTGGAAGAAAAGCTTCCATCCTGCTCTCAAATCTCGCGGAGAACACCACTTTGGTGTCCTCCCACCCACCACCGAGCCACGCCAGCATGCCTTGCATCTGACGCGCCTTGCCAATGGCAGGGTTTGGTTCGTCTTTCCCTTCGTGCTCCTTAGCACACGGGGAAAGTAACCTCGTTTTCATCGCATCGATGTGAGGTTGTCTTAAATAGTCACGTTTGTGCAGTGGAATGTCCACCCCATAAATCTCTGACTTATTTAAGCCTACTGTGAGGAGCATCTCCTCACAGTAGAATGCACCACGCGAACTTAAGAAGTTCTGCGGCCACGACACGGACATACCGTTTAGCTCGTGGTTCAGCGTAATACGCTGAAGGTACTTCTTCGGACCTTGACCAGTGTGGTCATCGCCCGAACAGGCGAAATGCCGCCACTTACGTGCCGGCCCGCCTTTGGAGTACCTCAGACGGTCGTAAAACGACGAGTCTGAGGAGTCTAGCATTGCTAGACTGTGCCTTATGTAAGCCTCCGACTCCGCACAAAGGTTGTGTAGAGTCAAGACTAACTTGGCCCCGGGGTCTCCCATTAGGACGCCTCGGGTCGTCAGCGTGTCGAAGTAATCTTCGACGTCGCTTTCGTATCTGCGAGGGCTGCAAAGCAGCTGAGCACAGACGGAGAGGTAGGGGGAACTTTCCCCTAACCCCTCCATGAACCCCTCTATCATTGATAGAGAATGGTCATGACGACAGAAGTCTGTCGCGGTCGTGAGATCACTACTTATGAAGTATGTGGTCTCGGACCTGTGACAAGGACCTGCGTTTCGCAGGCCCTTGCACCACTCGTACATCTGCCAACCACGGGTCAAACCCGCGGTTGCTGACGGGTGCATCTTCGCCTTACCTAACAGGTGATGCGAAAACGGTTGAAGAAGTATAGTAAGACTATCTTCTCCTACGGTGACGACTCGGGACTTTGCTCCCGGCTCGCCAATCGCACTCGCCCTAATGGACGGTGCGACGTTCCCCTTCTTAAGAGGAACACCGTTGTTGTACGCCTTGCCATCGAGTAGTCCATTCTTAATGGACTCCTCTATGGACCACTGCAGAAGCTGCAGGCCCGTTGCGGAATCAAGGCCAAACAAAGGATCCTCGTATTTGAAATTTTCAAAATCGAGGATCATGTTTTCGGTGCTTTCACCAAAAACATCTCCAGGGGCATGAACTGGCGTCTCACGACACATAGTCTGCCACCGCGGCCTACCGGCTACTAGCCGGTAGGGCGCACCAAACCACGTCGTCTCAGAGACGTCGCGGTCTGGAATACTTGTAGCCCAGGTGCGGAATTTTACCGACACCTCAGCTGCCCTTCCTCCTTCGTCAACTGACGAGTCTATACTCGCCGAGCTGGTTAAGGAAAGATGGCCCAGACTTTTAAAGTTGTCTGGGAGGTTCTTCCGAACCTGCCGTCCGATGAGGACGGAGAGCCTTTTGAGGATCTTACCTCGAAGCTCGTCAGGTTCAGGAGTGAGATGAAGGGTCGCCGCGTGCTTACGCAGTGACTGTTCCCTCGTTCCCTTTCCACCAGCAGGCATATTCCTGCTGGTGGTGAGATGCAGAAGCCGAGTTGCCTCGAACTTCGACATCACACCGCGCACCCATACGCTCTCGAGCCATGGGCACAGCTCCCGCCAAAGTGGCGGCAGCTCCTTGAGGTTTGACCTCTCGGCGCCGAAGCCCGGAAAATCAACCGGGACTTCTGGAGCGTCAGTCTCTGACTGTAACGCTTTCCACTTCAAGAGTGCAGAGAATCTCTTCCACTCTTTGGTTGCCTTGTCCGTGTTATGCACGGAAAGGCAGTATGCCCACTTCAACAGTTTGTTGTAGGCGGGCGACCCCAGACGAGACCTTGTCCGTTCTGGAGTGCTTGTGAGGAGGTTGTCATTGACAGCCTCAACAAAATTCGTGACTCGTTTCAAACGGTCCGAACTCATGTGGCAGATCTTATCTACCACGTCAGCAGGTAGAGTGATCGGAAGAACCTTCCGAACTCTACTCCTCCGGTTTGCAAGACTTTCATGCTTACCGAAGGACTTTATTCCCTTTGCCAATGGCTTAGGGATATAAAGATCTAACGCCCTCGAAAGACCGAGGAAGTTAGCCTGCGGAGAGAATCTCTCCGAATGTTGGACAGTGTGTTCCTTCGACATTGTCGGAGCCTGAGCCGCGACTGCTTAGGAACATTTTACAGATCAAAT